CTTTTAATTCTTGGATTTGCTTTAACGTCTGCTTTGTATCTTTCAAACAGAGCTTGTAGTTGTTCTGGGTTGTCTAGGTTTCTTGGTCTTCCTACTTTTGCCATTTTATATTTCGTGTTTTGGTTGTTTCTTAAAGTGGTCTAAAAATTCGTTCTCGTCTATCTCTTCGATGCACATTAATCCATCAGCGTTTGTAAGGTAAACCACATAGTGATGTCCTTGCTTTGTTAGATGGTCTGTTAGAACGTTTGCTTCTGCAATCATTTCTTTTCCGTGATCAATGAGATAGTATTTCATTACTCAGCGTATTCGTTAAATACCTTTTTCATTTTATTGATAATCTCTAGCCAACAAGTTGCACAAGAAGTAGGCTCTCTGCTGATTCCAAAGATTCTATTGTAAATCTTTAAGATTGCATCCTGCTCACTTGGTTTAAGTGTTTGCTTGTTTAATACCTCTGATTCTGTTAGATACATGTATTCGTCTTCTGTTAGACATTTAGGGGTTCTGTAAGGAAACAAAGCATTGAGCTTCTCCTTTCTTTCATCGCATCCGCAATCTTCTCCTGCGATAAACTTAACTAGCTTGTCAATACCTGTAGCTTTTGTTATCTGTGCTACTGTGTCTCCTAGTCCTTCTGCTTTCTTTTTTGGTGTTCGTTTTTCCATTGTTTATTTTTTAAAGTGTTCTTTACTTAATTCTGCTAAATCATCTCTAAGCATTTTTATTTCTTTTTGTGATTTTTGTAACTGTTGAAAATAATAATTATCTAATTCATCTTCGGCTTCAACTTCATCAATTAATCTACCCAAGGTATTAACTTCTTTACCAAAGTGTTTGTATTGACTAGCTATAACTCTGAGAAACAAATTTAATTCTACTAATTCTAATCTTGACAATTTCATATTTATTTTATTAGTTCAAAATCTTTGTTTAAATAATCTTGGTAATCTTCTCCTACTGCTTCCTGTAATCTTTTCTTACATCTCTTTAACGTGTGAAAGATAGATGTGTAGTGTATTCCAGTAGCTTCTGCTATTTCTCGCATTGATAGTTTAGATTCCCTGTACAAATTAAATAACATCTTATCGTAGTGATGCCAGTTATTCATTTCGTCTTGCAACTTTTGTTCTATTAAACTAAATGCTTCGTCTTTTTGTAGGTTATGCTCCGTGTATTGTAAATCAAAACATTCATTAATTGATACACAATCATTCTTCTTTGCTCTGATATGATCGATGTACACACTTCGCAAAACTAACCACATCATACTTTTATTAATTGTGTCAGTAACAATCTTGTCTATATGATTTAAACGTATGATTTTGATATATGTTTCTTGGACGATGTCATCAGCTAAGAAGTATTCACCAAAACTATTCACGATTCGTACCCAATCTTTATGCTGCTTTGCTAGTATGGTTAATTTGTCCATTGATTAATTTCTAATCAAACTTACGATGAAAATCTAATCAGGTTGCTAAAAAGTTTTCAACAATAAAAAAGCCACTGATTAAAGTGGCTCTAAATTGTTTAAATAGATCTCTCTGGATACGTAATTGTCTAGCTTGACTACTGTACATAATGTAACGTCTTTTCCCTGTAGGAACTTGTCAATTTGGTATTGGTGGAATCTTCCTGTGTTTGACTTTATCTCTTGCACAATTTGGTTTCGTGTTTTGGTACGAAGCAACATCTCTAATTGCTTTCGCAATCCTCCCTCATCAACGTACATTAGAACGGTAAGTCGGAATCATCCATTGCATCACTTACTGGAACTCTTTCCATTGTTGCAGGGGCAACGTAAGGCTCTGAGAATGCTGCAGAGAAGAAACTACCTGCTTTACCTTGTTTAACCCATAACGCAACTTCCATTTCTTTACCATTTACGTTTACTTTTCCTTTGTAGTCGGGATGGTTATCAGCTTTCTTGTTCGTGTTTTTGAAGATTGCTCCAGTGTTTAACTTGTTTTCCATTTTATGTTTATTTAATTGTTTACTTAATTCGTATTTTGCTACTTGTGGTTTAACTACAGTTTCAATGATATGTTCTGCCTTTCTGTTAAAGTCATCAATGTCTATCTTCATTGTTCTTGTTGTAAAATATCAAGTTCTTTTTTAACTGACTTCCAATATAATCGGTCTTCGGGCATATGTAGGCAATCACTTTCAATAATTGTATCTACTGCTATTTTAGCACATTCTACAGCAGAATCATATTCCATATTATTGCCATTTGTTTGCACCTCATAGAATCGGTTTACTAATAATTGTGCTTCTTGTAAAGTTGTTAAGTTTTCTGTTTTCATTTTGTTTTGTTTTAATTGTTACTATTGTTGTTTAAAGGTTTCGTTTTTGATTCCTTCTAAAGCGGATAATACGCTACCTAAATATATTACATCTTTAAGTGATGATGCTTTACTTTGTAATTCTTCAAATTTTTCAATTGCCTTTTTTATTTTAGCATTACTCTGCTCTTCCTCCATTTCAATGGCTTGTTGGATTGTATTTCTGAAGTCGGGGGTACAATTTTCTATACCTCCAAAATGCTCATCAATCAACCACTCTACTGCTGTCTTCATTGTTCTTGTTGTTTAGTTTCATAAGGTATTGAACCATCTTTCTCTATTGATTCCAAAGTTTCTAACTCAGATTCTAATGTAACAATTTGTGTTCTTAAGATTTGAAATTGTCTTTGTTTATCTGCTATGTGTAGTTTTACATCATAGATTGCTCTTTCGATTTTATTCATTGTTCTTGTTGTTAAGTTTTCTGTTTTCATTTTATGTTTGTTTAATTGTTCAGGTTCACAATTAGAAATAATACTATTTATTGCTTCTGCGTGACAATCTTCTGCGCTTACGCAACATTCATCATCACATTGTGTTTTGGTTTGTGGACATATATATACTATATCTTCTTTCATTGTTCTTGTTGTTTAAAGGTTTCATTGTAGTATTGTTCTCCTTTCTTTATTTTTCTGAAATTTTCAAGTACACTCATACTTTCAATAGATTCATTAACTGCATTAATTATCTGCTCCTTTTCTATTTCTTTAGCCATTATAATATAAGCCATTTCTTCAGTGCTTGCAAATACATCTAATTCTAATTGGTCTACCAACCATTCTACTGCTGTCATTGTTCTTGTTGTTTAGAGGTTTAATAAATAAATCCCAAATCCCAAATGAACAATCAGCATTAGTAACTCTACTGCTTTTGCTCCCATATCTTTTTGTTTTAATAATTTTATTCCATTACTTACTGACTTAAGTATAAGGAATATTCCAATTAGTGTTGTCATTGTTGTTGTTGTTTAGTTTTAAATTGCATATCCCCATTCAAATCCACCTGCTGTGTTTGCTTCATGATTACAACATCTATTGATATTAGCTACTTCAACTCTGTTCTTTACTGAAGCTATAATAGCTGAATCATAGCTGCATACGTAAAATCCTTTATAGTATTTATGAACAGGCTTTGCATGGTGTTGAGTGCAATTACTTACATCTCCTATTTTATTGATAATTCTTTTTTTGCCTTTTACTTCTCTAAATTGCATATTGATAGTAGTTAAAACACTTCCATTAAGGCAATTATTTAAAGAGCCTTGTGGTATATCAAGCTGTTTTTCAAGTTCTACTATTGTTTTTACAATATGTACTTCTAATAAGTGACCTTCAAGGTCATACATTGCTATTTTCATTGTTCTTGTTGTTTAAATTCTTGACTATACCATTGTTCAAATTCTTGTTGCCAATCACCAAAAGTAATATCTCGGTCTTGTAACCAACCTTTTTTTATATACTCCTTCTCCATTTCTTTGGCTTGTTCAATTAATTCAGGAGTGTATAAACTTATTCCTTGTTTATATAACTCATCTATCAACCATTCTACTGCTGTTTTCATTGTTCTTGTTGTTTAGTTATCATTTCTATTTAAGATATGTGGTAAAAATTGGGACTTATCCTTTAAAGGTTTCATCATTATCTACCCACTCATCCACTATCTCAAGGTTACCACTAAAAGAATATCCAGTAGCTTTTAAAAGCCCTTCAATCATTTGCAAGGCTTCATCTAGAGTTACATCGTTATGAGGTACTTCGTGAATAATCTTATGTTCGTATTGTTCGATTGTTATTTTCATTTGTCTTTCGTTTTAAATTCGTCTTTTAGTCGTTCCAAGTAAAGTACAAAGTCCATCGCTTCTTCTTGTGCGTGTGTAAGCCATTGTAACGTGCTTAGGTCGGTTCTTTCTAGCGTTGTCTTGTACTTGTTTATTCCTACTTGACTTCGTTCGCTAAATCGGCTTAAAACACGTATTACTATTTGGTCTTCGATTAGTTGGTTCATAATGTTATTAATATGTTTTTTTCTTCGCTTATTTCTATTTCGTAATGTACTGATTCATTTATTCCTTCACAAAGTTGGTATAGGTGTCCGTGTTCTGTTATTCTAATTTGTGTTACTATTCTTTGAAATTGTCTATCGTCTGTTTTTAAATAAACTATTTGACCTATCTTATATAAAAAATTCATAGGAAATTTATTAAGGTGTTGTAATATTCACGGCAAAGCTCTACCTGTTCTTTGATTTTTTCTATAACTGCTTCGTCTTTCTGTACGTAGAATACCTTTACACGTCTGTTCTTTGGAATGTGAGAAAAGATATGCTTCTTTTGGATTTCATCTCTTAGGTCTAAGCTTTCTTCCATTAGATTAAGTTTCCAGTGAGTGCGTCTAATTTCGTCCTCAACCATTAGTTCAGGAGTATCAACTAAGCAGTAACAAAGCATTGACTGTTGTTTACCTGTTAGCCACATATACCCCTGCAATTGGTAATAGTAATCCTTTGTAGGTATCTCAGTTTCAAAAAACGGAAAGGTAGAACCATCCCAAGAGGATTTTACGTCTAGTAAAACTTGCTCCGTGTTTACGTCAGGTGTTCCAGTAATCCATTCGTTTTGGTAATGCTCCTCGTTCTTGTAGATAAATCCAACGTCTAAGACTTCGTTAACTAAGTTGATTGATTCGTTTTCTACTTCGTTTCCTTTGTCAGTGTAACGTGAGCTAAACTCTTTTCTGATTCCGTATTTATCCTGCAGCACCATCTCGTGAATGTATGTCTTTGCAGTCTGTGAAAGCACCTCCGATTTATTACGAGGTGCTGACATAATTTTTCCTATAGCAGAGCATCTAACTTTCATAGTGCGTTCAATATATCAATTTGACCTTCTGTTAAACTAAACTTGCTCTCTAAAGATTCTCTTGTAATCTTTCCTTCTGTAAGTGCTTTGACTGCGTCTTGGAATCTTTTAGTATCTAACGTTTGTTTCTTTGGTTGCACTGGAGTGTTATCTTTTGAGTCGGGATCTGATTCCGTTTCGTCAATTAAGAACAGTCCGTTTAAAGCGTACTTACGTGCATAACTTGATGCAGTACCTGTACATTGTTCAGATGACATTCCTTTGTGTTCACTCATCTCTGCGAATCCGTTTGAATGAATTACACTATCAGAATCAGAAAGTGTCGCAGTAGCCTTTAAAAATAGCTTATCACCTACTTGAACAATGTCATCTGTTAGAACTAATGTTGATTCGTGTTTTTGTAGCAATGGTTTCAATGATTCAAGAATCTGCTCTGCACTACGGTACTTGTATTTACCGAATGAGTTAAAGCTACCTTTTGGACATTTTAATTCTGCCTGAATTTTTAATAGATTTTTCATAATTAATTGGTTTTTGTTTAGA